GGATCATCCCATCTTGCCTTTGCCAAACTTGTTGCAGTTCCTAATAACATTACACGTTTGTTTTTTTGTCCTTCACGTTCTATGCCGTTAAGTTCATTCATTTTATTTTTAGCTCCTTTATTAATCTTGTTATAGTTTCCATACCGCCTTTCTGCTGATTAAGGTTGTCTCTTGCAATTTTATATTCATTTTCATAATGCTTGACACCTTCAGCAATTGCGTTTTTAATATTTAGTATTTTTAAATTCTGTTCCTGGTGCTGCTCATATCCATACATTATACCGCACTTCATAACTTCGGCTTCTGGTGTTAACCAATAGTCAATACCTTTACCAAGTCCATAATTTAACCATGATTCAACCGCAGATCGTTGTCTTGAATATTCCTCTTCTTCTGCTGCCATATGACAGCCCCACAATTCAATTTTCTCATATCCTCCAAGTGTAACAGCCATAGCCACCATATAAGCAATCGTACTTGTAAAATATTTACCTAATAGATCATGCTTAACACTATTTTGTATTTCAGAAAGCGGATAGGCTTTACTATTGTTTATTGTTGGTTGTTCTTCTAACATATAAATAACAGATTCTGGATTTAACTTTATAAAGTTGTTTAATATATCTGTTATGTTTTTTGCGTTCCAATGTGTTTTCTGATGCATCTCAAATACTGCATCAATTCTTTTTCCTTTCACCACATCGTAACTTAATACAGGCGAACAAGCCCAATAATCATATTCCTCTACGTCCCAAGGTGTCCGATTCAGTGATTCGGCTGTTCCAAGTATTATTAACTTTTTCCTCATTTTAGCTCCTTAAAAGGAAGGGGGAACCTAATCCCCCTATTGTTAAGCTGGTAAATACCATGCTGTTATGTAAGATCCTAAACTTGCGTTTGCTGATGCTGTTAAAGTTGCAGAAAATCTAAACTTAATATACTGATTAGAATCTAAAAATCTGCGTACGTCTGGAACTCTAAACATCTGAAAGTTAGTTCTTCCGTCTGAAGCCCCTGTCTTCTGATTCGTTGTTTTACTAATCTGAATTCTGAAGTTCTGTAATGTTGAATAATCACCAGCCTGAAAGTCTAATGCCCCGCTTGTTGAGCCTGCTACAACATCTACATAACCGACTGAAGACGCCTTACTTGAATTTCTATTAATTATAAATGCAAGCCTTGTTGGATCTATCCCCGTTGTTTTAACATATGCACCATAGCCATTTCCTGTTCTGGTTGGTACAGAATAAACCGTAGTTAATCCTCCGGCTGCTGCAGTACTCATTCCGGTGCATTTTAATATAGTACACTGTAAATATGCCATTATATACCTCCTTATGGTTCTGCAGTATAGTCAGCTCTTAAACAAGCTGTCCTATCTGGGAATACTTTTGATCCATAAACATGCAATCCTCTGATTGCATCCTTGAATGAATTTTCACGTCTTAATGCTTCCATCTTAACTGTTTGCTCTGCAAATGTAATAGATCCTGGATAACCTGCAATCATTCTTGTATCTGCGAGTGTTGACGCTGTTCCTATACTAACATTGTTTGATTCGAATATATTAAGTCCCATAAAGTTCCCTAAGAATCCATTGTCAAGATTTGATGTGTTGTTTGTAGAAAGCATTATTTTTGCAAGTAACATTTTATGCGCAAACCACGGTGCTACTATGAAATACCTCCGCTGTGTTGGCACATTAGCCATATTCATTCTCATATTAACAAGACCACAATAATCAGTTACATTTACTGATGTAATATCAATTGGCGTTCCGCTGGTTCCAAGTCCTGTTACTATATTGGCTTCATCATATTTAGCAAGTATGCTTGAGTCTGCCTGATCTGACAATCCCCATGCTGATTCCTCCATATATGCTGAAACCACTTTTGGTTTCATTTGAGCCTGATTAACATCATCTATTGAAAACGCTATATAATACTGCTGGTCAATATGCAATTGTGTTTGTGCCCCGTTTACAACCTGATATGTAAGAGTTGTAGAATCTTCAGTATATGTATTTACGTTTACTGTACCTATCTGAGATATCTTTACTACGTCGCCAAACTCTCTGATCTCCCCTTCGTAATTTCTATTACACAGTCCAACAGCAACGTGCGCATCTCTAAGATTGCTTAACAAAGCCCCTGACCATATTTCCGGTCTAAAACTCTCAAAAGCCATATTTTATCTCCTTGTTGCTTTATTGACTCTCCTTTCGTATTCTGCATCAGATATTTCACCCTTTTTCCACTTGTCAACTAATTGCTCGAGTGGTATTTCACCGGTTACTGAATCGCCTGTCTGCGGCATTTTAGCGTGCTTGTTAAGTATTTTATTTTTACCTTCCTCCATTGAATCTATTCGCATTTTATTTAATTTACTGATAATAGATTCTCCGTCTTCGCGCTTAAAATTTGCCAACAAATCAATTGTATCTTCATCAAGCTTAATGCCTATTTCCGTACACTGAGCAAGAAGATGTTTAGCATTTTCCTGTATTGTTGCTTTCTTTAATGCCTCTTCTGCCTTAGCATTCGCCTGACGTATTAGTTTATCTTTCGGATCTTCTCCGGGATGTCTTTGCTGATACAGTTCTTCGATTTTCAAGTCTATTTCTTCTTTCATTTTTGCATCATAATTAGTCTTATAAGTATTAATTCCTTTAGATACTCTTGAGTCTATATCAGGTGCAAAAAGTTTAAAAACATTATTTTTAAATGCTTCATTTTTTGTTATTTCTTCTTTTATAAGTTCAATATTCAACTTATTTTCTGCTTTGCCGTTATTGCCTTCTAAAGTTACTTCTTCCTTTACAGGTTCATTTGTTGGCTCTGCTGGTTCATCTGCAAACCACTGCAGATGTATTTTGTCAATATAATTAGACATTTACTATCTCCTTTACCTCTTCAGTATCTTTGCCCTCAAGAGTTATTTTCTTATTCTTTAATTTTAATTGTTTCAATCTTTTCTTTACTTCATCAAGATCATTCTTTGTTTTTACCTGCTCAGACATAAACTTCTCATGCCTCTGTATTTTTTCATCAAGCTCCATTTCTGTTTGTAGAATCTGATCTTGTATTTCTTTCTTTGCTAACTCTTCCTTGTAGTCTTTTTCTGATTTTTTATAAATATCCCATCCGTCATCTGTGGATATGCAGTCATTTCCATACTGTTCTGCTCTGTCCATTATCTGAGTCATTTCATATGTAACATCTTTCTCGAATAACATAATCATAGTTTCTTGTATTAGTTTTATGTCACTTCCTCTTAAATAACATTGCTTTAAAGCCTTGTTATAAATGTTTTCCATGCGTAATTTATATCTGCCGTTTTCATAGTCTTCAAATGCTTTAAAATCACGCATACAGGAAATAAACTCTAATAGTTTATTCCATATTTCACTTCTAAACGTTATCAATTTAAACCTCCGTTTAATACCCTGAAATATTCAACTTTCAGGTAAATAAAAAAGGCAGTTGATCACAATGCGGATATTTTTCCGTCTTGTGATCAACTGCCTTCATTTTTTAGATCAGCAATTCGATCTATATGTTTATTTTAAATATTTATTCATCTTTTGTCAAGCTTTGTTGAAATCTGCGTTGTCTTTGCTTGCTGTCAACAGTTATACTTTTATCATGCCTCAATATTATGCATTCGCCATATTCAAACAAAGACAATACACCGTCTATCTTTTTTATTAAATCCAAGTCTAATACTTTTAGTTCATAACCTTCAATTATCAAGTTAGCTTAACTCCATTAAAATAAGTAAGTTTGAAATCGTTTGTTCTTACTACGATGTTTTTTATATCTTCTGCATGCTTGTTTATACAAGTCTCACAGAATACATAGTTTAAGGCATTAAAAACACCTTTCTCATTCTGAAATATGTTTCTATTAGATACTATTTGGAACTGATATACTTCTTCTTTTTCTGAAGTGTTTTCTATTTCAGTCCCGCAAATATCGCAGTATAGTTTTATCATGTTGGCTCCTTATGGTTCTGCACAATATTTGACTATTCCATAATAATCATCTTTTGTATCAGTAATATATAAATAACTATTATTTTCATAGTCACAATTATACACCTTTATTTCTATATTCTTTATATTTAATGGTTGACAATGTAATATTTTATCATAAAATATATTACTATTTGAACATAATAGTTTCATAAAATACCATGAAGGTATGTAGAAAGTAAATATATTGTTATATTCTAAAAAAGGATATATATATTTTGCAAAATACTCCCACGCATTTATTGATGTTATTTGTATCGGAACCGCTTCAGTTCCAAACAACGGTCTAATTTTTTCAACATCATAATTCTCTTCTATTTCTTTTAATGTTATCATGTTAGCCCCTTAAAATAATTTTTGCCCATATACATTTTTAGTGAGTCCTTTTGACTTTGCCCATTCCTCATAAGTTGTATATGGTATTAAGCCGTCTTCTCTTGTTCTTCTTATATCTGGTGAATAACCATTTATTACCTGAACAGAACGCTCTCTGTCATTTATATCATATGCAGGATTACCTGTATTTCCAGGGATATACCAGTTTCCGCTTCCGGTCCTTGGATACTCAAATTCTCCTTTGTCATTACTCAATTGACCATCCATCTGTGCAGATTGCGGTCTTGTCCTATTATCTAAAACTGCAAGTAACATCATTCTTGTATCAATTCCTTGTGCTTGCGCATCAAGAAACTCCTGATTGTGTGCTAATTCATCAAGTCTATGGCTTTCTGTTCTTACCACTTTTTCAGCATCTCTATAGTTTATATCAAGTACTTTCTTTATAGCTGATACTATTTGACTTATTCCAAGCCCTTGAGCAAATGCAGTATTTAAAGTACGTTCAATACTCATTCTTATATTAGTGTTTAGTCCTTTTAGTGCTGTTTGAAATGTTTGTGTGTTTATTATAGCGTCTATTGCATCTTGATTAACCATTATCTAATTCCTTCAAATAGCCGCCTTGCTTTTTAAGTGTTTTTAATATTCTATGATTTATTATATTGACTGTTTTAAATGCACCCTCTTGCTGTAAAAGACTATTTCCAGAGGTATATTTAGAATTGAGTAATACTCGATACCCTTTAATAACATCTGAACATATCTCTGATATATCTTTAATGCATTCAGTAAAATCTTTGACTATATCAAATATTATTTTTTCACGGCGTTCAAGCTCTTTTTTTTCTGTATCTGTCATTATTTAAAACTATCCTTTTTAATACCCCATTTCAAACCAACTCCTATATTCTGGTCTACAGCCCACGCATTCCTAAAGTAACTTTGTTTAGTCTGTATATAACTATTCCTTTTTATCTTTGCATTACGCTTAGCATTTAATGAGTTGATAAGACCTATGATATCAGCCATCAACTTCTCACGCCTGCCAAACTTGCTCAAGTTAGTATTATTTAGCTCTCCGAATGCCTCTATTCGCTTCATAAGCTCTGCACGTATTAAGTTTAAAGTAAGCTTATAGTCATTAGCAATACTTCGTATAGCTTGTTTCTGTATGTTTTTAAGTATTTTAGATATTGACTTTTGGTTTTTTTCTAAGTCTCTGGTCAATTACCACTCCGACAAATCGCTTTTATCTTCTTTTACTTTCTTGTCTACTTTTTTTACAGCTTCTTTTTTCTTAGGCGGTTTATATTCTTTGTCTAATATAACAATAGAATATTCCTGCTCTACCTGCGTACTGTTCATTGCAGTTATCTTCTTTCTGTAGTTAAATAATGCTGTTAATTGTCTACTGTGAAACGTTTCTATTAGTTTGGCTTTCTTCTCTTGTGTTGTCATTTTCTTCATCTCCTAAATCTTCATCAAATATAGTAGGCATATTTGCCCGTCTTTCTTTCGCTTCTTCGTCTGCCTTTTCCATTTCTACCTTAGCGTCTTCAGCTTTTGTATAGTGAGTGATTAACCATTCACGGCTTAATCCTCTACCGTCAAGCTTTTCAAATACCATAGCTTTTTGTAAATCATCAAAAGGTAAATTCCTGTTAAATGTTATTTTTATATTATCTATATCGGCAAGTGGTTTTATTTGTGAAATAAGTTGCAATCTTTTTCTAAGTGTCTTTCTAAAATAAGCTTCTTTGTCTACAACAGCAAATTCCATTAAATAGATGAACTTATCTATTGCAACACCTGAGGCACTGCCTGAAAACTGTATATCATCTATATCAGGAATAAAGCTCTGTCTATGTATTTCACTCTTTAATCTGTCAGCCATCTTCTCAAGGAACTCTGTAGGTATATCTTTAGTTAGGAATGTAACAGCGTCCTTATTCTCAAGTCCTTCAAATATTCTAAGCTCTTTTAGCTTATCCTTGTCTTTCGGGTCTAACGACATGCCGACAAGCCTTAAATACGCAAATGCAAACCTTGAAAACTCTACCATACCTCCTGACATTATATTATCATAAGCATCAATCATTTCACGTATTACTGATATATCACTAATATAATTAACGTTGTTTTGTGTTTCTATTACAGGTATTTCTTGAAATAAGTTAGTGTTTTCCTCTACTAACTCGATATCAGGAGTCTTTTTTAAATCAACGCCAAGTGTATTATTATTTTTATATTTTCGTTTGTATGTCAGGGTTTCAGTGTTGTAATAAACGTCATACCATTCATATTCATCAATAATATACATTCTTATAAATGCTACCATTTCAGGAATAATGTCATGATTATATATTGCTATTCCGTCTGCTGCTTTTAAATACGTTATTTTATAATCAGTAGTTTCATTAATATTGTCAGGTGTTAATAAATGCAATTCGTATACTTTTCCGTTTGTTCCCTGATAAGTACCCAATATCTGATTCAACACATCCTCATTATTTGCTTTATATATTTCTTTTACTATTTCTTCATCAGATTCATTCTCAAACTGATAGTTAATATTACCTGGCTTATACGCGTATCCTGTTATTGTACGGATTATCTTTCTTCCATATGCAACATTTATTTTCCAGTTAGGAGCAGTAGAATCCTTTTTACTTGTCTGGAATCTATCAACTCCATGCTCTTTTATAGTAGGATTCTGACCATCATAATATTTCTCTTCTTCTTTATATGTCATGACATAATCTTTCTTATAATCATCTACTATTTTTACTATTTGCTTTTCTGTCAATCTACCATCATTATTAAGTTTTGCTCTTATCATAATAATTCATTCCTATATTTATTATCTAATTCATTTTGTTTAACCATAACATATAAATTATCTGATATTTCTTTTCTAAGTTTTGCTATTTCCATTATAACCCTATGTCTACTGCACTAATAATATAATAATATCCATAATCTGTCTATAGTCCTAAATCAGCCGCATCAAATTCTGACATCTTCAATATTCTATTTCCTTCATAAAAGCACAAAAGTAAAGCATCTGCATGGTCAGGAGATCTTCCTATTCTCTTTTTAAAATCTTTCTTACTTTCTATCTTTCTTCTACCTGCCTTGTCAAAGTCATATCTACGGCCTGAAAGCTCCTGCATTAAATAGTTTCCATTAGGTATATCAGCCTCGTTTACAGGAAACTCAAACCACATCTCATCAGCAACACTTGTATATTTATCCTTGTCTTTAGGTTTTTCACCAAAATTTATAGGTATTACTCTTGCGCCTAATTCATTAAGCCTATCAGTGACACCTGAACCGACTCCGGTATCGTCAACCTTTATTATTGTTTCTGGATTGCTATCAGCCATCAACCATGCTTCTTTAGCTGTACGCTGTGTATCCTGTCCTTTAAACTCCTTATAATCTATTACTTTAAACCCATGCCTCTTATATATTACAGTCTTATCGTCTCCAAATCTTGCAACATCAACACCTATTTCAATACTTCCTTCAGGCTCTATATTTCTTTCCATGGCACCTTTTATAGATACTCTGCTTAATACTGCATATTCACCTTGCTTCTTAGGTTGACCGCCCCATATATGCTCTGCTAAATCAGGATCTCGTTTATAGTCTTCTTCCATTTCATTCTGAAGCTCTTTAGTCCACCAGGGATTGTCTTTTTTCCCTGGTTCAAGCCATACTACTAAACAGTCATTTCTTTTATGTGATATGAATCGTAAATAAACAGGATCAAGCTCTTCATTTCTGTTAAAACTTATCCATAATTCTGAGCCTGGCTTTCTTAATGTAGGTATTAGTGCATCCCATGAATCATCAGATACGGTTGCTGCCTCTTCAACCCAAAATATATCATAATCCTCATATCCTTTTATCTGATTGGCTGCCCTTAAATCTTTAAGCCCTTTAAATGCAAATCTTGCACCTGCAGGACTTTCTATATGGTCTTTTGTTATATACCAATTATTATAATTAAGTCTTTCTATTGTTTGACAAATTAAATGATGAACTGATTCTTCAAGAGATTGCTGTATTTCTCTTGTGCATAATATTCTAAGCTTTTCAATATTAGCCCTCTGAACAAGCAAAGATGCTATTCCCCAGCTTTTCGCACCTGCACCCCTACCTCCATAAGCTATTTTAATTCTATATTTATTTCTAAATTTTTCTAATTTAGGGCTGACTCTTTCTAAATCATTTTGCTCTAATATTGAGTGGTATTCTTTTAATTCAGATTCATTCAAATATTCAAGCGTCTTCATTTTCTCTCATTCTTGCTATTGCCTGAAGTTCTTCAATACGTTTTAATCTATCTTCTTTTGTCATATTTGTTATATTTGCATCAATAGAATGTTCTATTACTTCTTTAGGCTGTCCAAACATTCTATTTAACATAGTTGTTATATTTATCAAATTTCCTTTTTTATAATCTGCCTTATATGCTTTAACTAAACATCTTAAAATAAATGGATTGTTTTTATTATTTATCACTTTATCCATTTCAGTTTCTGACATATCCATTATATACTTAAATGCTTTTCTTACATCTTCAATACCTATGTCATTTTCTTTAATAGCTTGTTTTAATTTACTTGGCTTTCTTCTATTTTTTGGTTGATTTGTACTTGAGAACTGTGTTTTTTCTCCAACTTCTACAAGTTTCGGATTATTTGCCATGCCGTTTTTATCCCGTATCTATTATATTATACCGTATTAACTTGTTTATTGCAAGTGACTATTATGAAATAGAAATTGGTTTATTTGTTCCATATTTTTCTATATTTATTTCATCTATTATTTCTGTAAGCCATATAATACAATCATTTATATTTGTATCTTTTTTATGATAGCCATTTATTGTAAATTCAACTCTTCTTTGTAATTCATTATACAATTCATCTAATTTATTCATTTTCTAATTCCTCAAGCTCTTCAAGTAATTGTTTTTTTCTTCTTATCTTTTCGGCCTGTTTTTCTTTTTCGTTTTTTAATTCTCTTCTTGTAATAGCTTCTTCATAATATTCTTTTACAGTCATCACCTCGGTTGCTATTGTTTTTACTTCTTCAATCATTAACTCTCTATTATTTCCACATAAATATTCATAACATTCTAATATGGACAAGGTTAAATGATTTAAAGCCGCATAATTCCTTGGGAGCTTACCGAATGATCCGCTTCTTTGCAAATATTGACCCGTTTTCTTGTCTTTTATTCTATATGTTATTATTTCATCCATTTAATATTTTCTCCATTTCGTCAATAATTTCATTCATCCCATATACAACTTATAAATTCTATCCAATCTGTTTTTATTTCAAATCCTAACGCTTGTAGTATCCATATTATTATTTGAGGTATAAGTACAATTAAAGCAAATATCAATAAATGTATAGATATAGTAATCGATAATACATATAGTTCTTTTATAATGGTATTTGGTTGCATTATGCCTGTTAATATTTTATTTGTAATTATAAACATTGCTATAAATAATAATAAAAATATCAGTCTTTTTGGTCTAAACCTATATTTCATTTATCTAACTCCTCAATATTTTCTATTAACTTTTCGCACCATTCCTCAGAATTTTCACCTATTACTAAGCTCATTTCCTCTATGTAATTATTTTCATATAGATTACTATATCGCTCCATTAAATAATCAAATAGATAGCCAACATACATTTGGGGTGGAAGCCTCATATTGTGATGATAGAATATAGGCTGCTTGTTTTTATCAAACTCTATATCTATGTATATGTTTCTTTTTATAAGCCATTCTATAAATTTAATCATGTATATTATTCCTAATATTTAAATAGATATTCTTTTATTATTTCACTTTCTTGGTTTTTTATTAATTCACGTATCACGTTAAATACATCTAAATCATTTAATTTAAACCATTCTCCTTTTATTCTCTTTGTCTTGTATATTCTATGCAGTGTTGATTCTACTGCATGCATATTGTGTACAACTTCATAATGCCATAAGTAAACTCTGTATGGAATACCTGCTTTTATAGCGTTAAATCTTTCATTTATGTCAAACGTTTTTCCTATTTTATAATATTTATTGCATTTAATTAAATAAACATACCCTATGTTTTTTTTCTCTTTATTATTTTTATAATTGTTTAGTATATCCATAGTAAATCTTACACATGAACCTATTTTCTTGCATGATATATTTCCCTTGCTAACCATCTGTCTTAATGTGTTTACTGATAAATTTAAATATTTAGCCGCATCGTAATATTTTATTAATTTAGGTTGTTCAACTATTCTTTCCATATATTCTCCTCTTTATAATGCTTACAAACTATTCCTTTTATTCTACGCATTATTTTATTCTTTATATTGCAGTAAGAATAGTCTTTTTCTTCTTTAGTATCTGTTATGGAGCGATGAAAGCATGTTCTACAATCTTTATTTGTTGTTTCTCCTGGTTTAGGCATTGTTCACCCTTAAAAATTAAATTCAAGGTAGGCAGCCTGTAGGAAATATAAAGTCAGAATATCATTACTTAAAACCTTAAAACAGGATTTTATAAATCTTTCAACTATGATTTTTTCATCTTTACCAATTTTAACTTTGTTGTTTAATCTTTCCTGTTTAATCTTTGATTTTTTAGCTTTAAAATGTTCTTGTGCTTCATGCTCAACCACTGAGCTAACGCCCCTACTTGTGGAGTGTAATGGATTCGAACCATTTACCCTGAAGTCCGTAACAAGATTTACAGTCTTGTGCTTATTAAAGCAATCTAAGCGATACCCTCGCTTAGAAAAGGGGATATTATTTAATATTTTCACCTGCCTCAAATTATTCATTTATATTTCTATATAATTCTGTGAATTTGATTCACTTAATACAAAATCTACTTCGTTTAAAAATGATTCTATTTTATCATTTAATCCATTTATTATTTTATCAATATCAAACCCAACCACAAGCCTAAATTCATTAGCCTCTATAAAAGGTTTCGCTATATTCTCATAATTATCTTTCTGCGCTTTTCTATCTGTACCAAGATTATTTTCCAGCATGGTTTTGACATCATTTTCCAATTTAATTCTATTGGCCTCTATCTTATCAATCATCATTCCTCTATCTATGTTTATTTTTTCATATAATTCTTTTTCAAATCCAATAGAGTTTTTTAATTCTATAGCTTCTGCAACTGTATATGATTTCCCTGCTATTTTTACTTTTATTTTAGAATTTGACTTAAGCACTTTATTTTTTATGTCTCTATATCTATTTATTAAATTATTTATAGAATCATAATTAGATCTAGTTTCTTTTTCATATTCTATTGCTGTTTTATTGTCTCCTATTATTTTACCATGTCTTTTCTGCGTTATTCCGCAAAATTTAGACTTCTCTATTTTATCTGTTATCTTTTTAGATAAAAGTTTTAATTCTGCTAATGCTCTTGTAATTGTAATCTTTTCCATTACTTACTCCTTTACTTACCCTTTATTTTTTACAGTTTTCAATAACCCAGTATGAATAAGGTTTTATATTAGTGTTCATTATATAACCATCTTCATCTACCTTCATGTATAACTCTTCAATTGGAAACATATTAAAATCTCCTGGTTGATTTCCACCGGGGATTGATCTTCCTTTAGCATAAACAAAATATTGATTATTATAGAAATGTACATCGACATATTTTTCTAATAATTCTCTATATATGATTCTACTCTCTTTTTCTTCAACGCATTTACAACTCATTACTTACTCCTTAAAATTTATTTGTTTAATCTTTCATATTTTAAATGCTATTAAGCATATAGTTAAACATATACAGAAAATTATTATCCCAATGCCTGCTATTATGCAATCTACTTTTTCTTGCTTTTCATTTATATGATGTGGTATGGCCATTATTTATTCCTCCTTTTATATTTCCATAATGCAATTTCCCAATCCTCAGCATCATCTATATCTTGACACTGCATTTTATTTAGCTCTATAGCTCCCATATTGCCATTCATTATACTTTTATTTTTTCTTAACGCTTCTATGTTACACCAATAAAACATTCCAGTATGTTTATATTTGTTTTCTTGCTGTTGTGTATTTACATTATCATAAACAGGATAAAAACTGTAATATTTATCTTTTTCTTTAATAAGACACCTGTTTATACTATCATCTTTTACAACCGGCATTAAAGTATCATATCCTTGTTTTAATACTTCATAAGCTCGTGTTATGTATTCAGCCTTTAATAATGGATTACATGCGTATATAAGGCATACATTATCATTTCCTTTATAAACGTCTAATACTTCCATCAATGCGTCATACATAGTGCTATCTTCTTTTGTGTTTTCTGCACTGCGCTTATATATCTTACATGGTTCCCATGTGTGAAGTCCTTCTATATCTGTACTTATTATTACTGTATCAAATAATTTAGTTTTCTCTGCTGCTTCTGTGCTATTATTTAATATTGGCAATCCGTTAAATTCTAAAAAGTTTTTATTAGGCAGTCTTTTTGAATCTTTCTTTGCTAATATAACTGCTATATTATTCATTATAAATCTCCTAACATTTCTTTTATTTCTTCTTTTGTATAATATTCATATTCATTATTATCATGGGTACTCATTTTTTCCATTATTTTTTCACCTTCGGAAAGTCCTATTATTTCATATTTTGCATCATCGCCTTTTATTGCTTTTATTAAATCAACTATTTTAATAACTTTGCTTTTTTGATATATTATTTGTCCTGCGTCTGCGTTCATTGCCTTGTTTATCAATTTTATAGCTTCTTTAAATGTTATAAAATAACGCTGTGAATCTAAGTGTGTGAGCTTATGAATTACTTTTTCTGTTTGTAGAATAGGAACTATTGACCCACTACTACCAAATAAATTACCAAATCTTACAATATTAAATATTTGTCTTTTTTTATTGTTATTTAAACACAACTCTTCCGATAAATATTTAGATGCTCCATAAACATTTATTGGCTCTATAGCCTTATCAGAAGATAT